ATTGCGGTTAAAGAAGAAAATTAAAGGAAGGAAGACCTGACCCGTACCGGATGTGAGCTTACCCCAGTTAGCCTTCTTGGACTCGTCGAGGTAAAGCTCGGAGTACATGCGCCACCAACGCTGGTAGTGCTTGTCAATTCGCTGTCCGCCAATTGATAACTCGGCAGTTTTGATCGCACGCTCAGCGACCCAGTTGCAGTCATCCGCGGCACCGGAACCGGTGGCAAGAGTAGTCTTGGAAGAAAGCTCGACATACATGTCGCCGATGAGGTCACCGTTACGGGCAACAGTCACGGAGATGCGGCCGTTGTTGGAAGGGTTACCGTTGGTAGTTTGTTCGATGTTCTCCATCGCGAAGTTAGTGTGACGCTTGTAGACAGCCTGGAAAAAAGTAACCTTGGGGTTACCAGTCAGGTACACGTCTTGCGCGCCGTACGCTACGAGTTGCATAAGTCCGCCAGCCATTTTGAGAGTTGTTTGTAATATATAGTAACATTTTAATTTGGCCTGATACCGCACATGCGAAAAATAGACATTGGTCTTTTCTCGGTATACCTCAAATGTCGAGTGACCAAGAACCTGAAATTGAGGAAGGTGAGATCCTCCCAGAGGAAGAAGACGATGAAATTTTCATGGAGGATGATGAACCGGGTATCGATCTTTTTGATATTCTCACAACCCCAGATGGTGATACTGTGTGTAGTGCCCTGGTAGCACTTGTACAGCAAGTTCAAACACAAAATAAAATACTTATAAAGATCCTTGGAAAACTATCGGCTTAAAAATAACTGCCTTTTATTAGTAAATTAAGGGATGGAAACACACTTCATATCCGAAGATGCCGACCAACATCAGTCGAATATGGAAATTATAAAAAATCAGATCCAAACATTGGATAGTGAACAATTATTAAATGTCATTGAAGACGAAGAGAAGAACTGGGGGCTACAGACTAAGAACAATACACGAGTATCTTTTGAACTTGGATATCGCAAGTTTTTCAGGACAGATGAAATTAATTTGAAAACTGGTAAACCGTTTTCAGTTGACCTGGAGAAAGTGTCGACAACACACATGAGATTTATTACACAGATGGGGCAAATTTATCATCGTGCAGTTGCATTGGAGATCGATAAGTACGAACCCGACGACGATGGTTTGAATGTTGCCTCACGTATTAATAGAGTGATTGAACAAATCGATGATGCTTTCCAAATCGTTCATCGAGACACACGTATTTACGATAGAATCAACAAACCCACTAAGATCTTGATCGCACCTGAATCTGATCCATCACTTTTCCGTTGTAATACATCACAGATTGACACACTTTCACCGTACCAGCAATCACTCACATCTTTCCTGAATCATACGTACATCAATAATATTAGACGTTACAAGGGATACTGCTGTACACAAATTGTTACATCTGAAGGTTACACTACACGTGCATGGAAACCAGTGAGAACTATTGAAGCTGAACTCTACATGTTTTCTCAAAAGGAGACAAATCGTACAAACTGGGAGAACCTTACTTCCAGAGGTTCAACTATAAGTGACGTCATTCGTCATGTGTCAAAGTGCTATGATATCCAGTTTCCTGAGATAGTAAAGAACAGGCATGTATGGAGCTTTAAAAATGGTCTCTTAATAGGTAAGGAGTATATACCTACAACTGGTAAGTACAGGTCTAAATTTTATAGTTACGATAGTAAAGAATATCAATGTCTCGATCCAACTATTGTAAGCTGTAAGTATTTCGATCAAGTGTTTGAGGCATATGAACACATAGAGGACTGGTGGGACATCCCTACACCCTATTTTCAAAGTATCCTCGATTACCAGGGTTTTGATAAAAACGTAGCTAGGTGGATGTATGTTATGAGTGGTCGCCTCTGTTACGATGTTGGTGATCTTGATGGTTGGCAGATTGCTATGTATTGTAAGGGTGTTGCGAGAACGGGGAAGAGTACTCTTTTAACAAATGTTTTCCAGAAATTTTATGAAGCCGAAGATGTTAAAACACTAAGCTCCAACTCTGAGAAACAATTCGGTCTTTCGGGGATTTATGATGGATTTATGTTTATTGCTCCAGAGTGTAAGTCTAACATGAGCCTTAATCAGGCAGAGCTCCAGTCGATTATCAGTGGAGAAGATGTGAGTGTCGCAGTAAAGCATGAGAAGGCTAAGTCTATCAAGTGGACTACACCGGGTTGTATGGCTGGGAACGAACTCCCTGACTACAAAGATGCGTCCGGTTCTATTCTTCGACGTTTATTGGTGTTTGACTTCCCTAAACAGGTAAAGGATAAAGATGCTGACCCTCACCTCAATAATAAATTGGCGGTTGAAATCCCAGCCATTCTCATGAAGTGTATTCGTGCATACATTGAATACGGGCAGAAGTATGCAGATAAGGATGCATGGGCAGTTGTACCAGCTTATTTCAAGAAGATCCAAAAACAGGTCGCCATGGTTACAAGCTCACTGACAAACTTCCTCGAGAGCAGTGCAGTAGATCGGGGAACAAATCTTTTCGTGCCACAGCAGGTGTTTACTCCAGCGTACACTATTCACTGCACACAGACACTCAATCTTGGAAAGCCAAGATTCAATCCGGATACATACGCGGGTCCTTTCAGTTCTTATGGGGTAGATGTACGCGAAGAGGCCGTGACCTATAAGGGTCGCTCCTACAGAAAACAACCGGTGTTCTACGGTGTCGATGTGGTCGATGACAATGAAGATATACTCAGAAACGGTTACTAAAAAAAATCCACTTGTATAGTAACATGGACGTCCAGGGTATGCGACGATTCGTAAAAAATTCAAATGTTGAAATTAGAACCGACAGTAACAGTAACAGTAACAGTAACAGTAACAATAATAACTTTGCCCGTGAACTTGAAAGTGTTATGGAGGTTGACTCTAATAAACTCAACAAGTACTTGAAGGAAAAGAATACTTCAGAGTATGGTAATTTTGCACAGTTCTTAAACGAAGAAGACTTTGTTATAGACGCGTTAAAACCGGGTATGTTCAATGTAACCGTTAATAAAAATTTTGACAAGGAAGCCCGATTGGATCTCAAAAAGATCTTGAGAAAACCCGTGCGTCCAGCAGGGAATCTTGTTGGGGATATAAATATTCAAGTAACTGAAATACGTGGTCTTTATGGAAGATTTCAAACTGGTTTCAGAAAGAGTGCACAAGGATCACAGGGTAATATAGATAGAATTCAATTCTCCGCGGTTGATTTCAAGGCCCGTATGTTCAATTCCACAGAGGAAAAGGGTATTAGTTTCACTGTCTATAGAAATGGTAAAATTAGGTATTCGGGTGGGTTTTTTGGTATTAAGAATATAACCAAACAACCTGATGCCATTAAAAAGTACATCGTAGATAATTATACCGATGGTCAGTCTTTCCTCTATAATCCCGCGTTTTACAATAATATTAGTGGTCAATTCAAAGTAAACGCAAAGGTTCGTAGCATGAAACGTGTAGTATCTCCCTTAGCTGTCGCTAAATATGGAATCGAACCAACTTCTAGTTATGAACCAGAGCTTTCTCCCATAGTCTACATAGACTACAAAGGGTTCAACTATAACCTCACTGAAAATGGTATAGTCCAAATTCTCGGTATTTCCAACCCAGATGATCTCATTGAGGCATACGAAAAGGGTACACAACTCATGAAAAAGTTCAACAAGGGTGGTGAGTTCCTCTCAACAGGTCTTTTATATAAACCTGTTAAACGTGCAGTAAAAGGTAAGAAGTCGACATGCCCCAAATTACGTGTTCCTCCCTGCAAGAAGGGGTTTGCTGCACGTAAAAACCCACAGGGTTTTGATTGTTGTTACAAGATTCCAAAGAAAACATCTAAGCGTAAGACAACTCCTTCTACACCCCCGGTTAAGAAATACAACGTAGCTATGACCAATAAGCAAGAGTTGAAAATCAATGGTATTTTGTGTAGGCGTCTACCCAAGGAGGTCGTTATAAAGGCTGCTCGGGATATGGGTATTGTAGGTGTTAGTAAAAGAAACACAGTTGCCGAGATTTGTAAAATGATTTCTATGATTCAGCGTGTTAATCCAGTTGTCAACTCCATTAAGGTTGGTAATTCAAATATGAAGGTCACTGGTAAGAATAATACCTTCCGATTGAGTAATCGTATATGCAAAACGTATAGAAAGGAAAAACTCAAACAGATTGTCGATGCACTCAAAATCAAACGCACAAATAAGGAGACTGTACCCCAGTTATGTAGGATGATTGAAAAATACAAACCAATGCAAAATCTCCGTAAAAAGATTACAAACGCGTACGGTACCGTGTGGATAAACAAATATAAACCATCCATAAATAACGACGTCAAAGAGCTTAGTAACAAAATAGCTACAACTAATGTTCTCAATGTCGACCAATTAATTAAACGGACAATAGCGGCTAAGAAACGAGCTGTGCGGCCTCGACCCGCCCCCGCCCCCGCCCCTCCTCCTCCTACTGGCACTGCCTGTCCTGGAGGATCCTTG